GAACGAACGAACGAACGAACGAACGAAGCCTATGTGAAAATGTGTAGTTCAGTAAATAAAAAAAAAAGAATATAGTTTAATATAAGTAAATTTGATAATGTCAGTTCCACTTATTTTTAACAAGACAATAGAGGAAATAGAAAATATCATTATATCTCATTTATCCATAAAACAGGACAAGAAGGTTGAGACAGGAGAGGTATTTACTCCATTTCATTTAATTGTAGAAATGTTGGAAAAACTACCCAAAACAATATGGGAAAACCCACATTTAAAATGGTTAGACCCTGGGTCTGGTGTTGGTAATTTCTCCATGTTAGTATTTTACTATTTAGATAAAGGATTATGTTCGTGGGAAAAAAACGCTGTAAAAAGACGAAACCATATTATTGAAAATATGATCTATATGGTAGAAATAACAAAATCAAATGTTGCTATTACAAAAAGAATATTCGGAAATAAAGTCAATGTATGTAATTGTGATTTTTTACTGAATAATGACAAATGGATATCTCAATTTGGAAGAGATACATTTGATATAACTTTAGGAAATCCGCCGTATAACAAAAATGGAATGAAAGGTAAAGGTAGAAGTGACCCTGGATTAATTGGTATATGGAATAAATTCGTTGAACTTTCTTTACAGTGTACTAAAATAAATGGATATTGTTTGTTTTTTACTCCAAATAGTTGGACAGAGTTGAAATCTGGGTTATCGAAGAAAATAATCGAAAATCAAATTGTGTTGATTAAAAATTTTGATGTCGTAAATGCATATAAACTATTTGAAAAGAAAGCGGGATCATTACCGTTATGTTACTATTTACTTCGAAAATGTTCTCCCACCCATAAAACGTTGATTCATGATAGTAATTTAAATGAATTTGTAGAGTTTGATGTTAATAAACATCGATTCATTCCGAATAAAAATATACATCTCATCGAAAAAATACTACATAACACCAACCATACATTAACAGATTATTACTATTTTACACCACCAAAAGTTAAAAAGAATAATAATGTTTATTTTGATTCATATTCACAAAAACATCCATATCCACTAATAAATTACGTTCATAAGAAATTGTACATTAGTTATTCGACCGAACCTTCTAAACTACAAAACGGACGCCCCAAACTAATTTTTCCAAATTATTCAATGGGATACCCTATATTAGATAAAGATGGCATTATGGATGTTGGCGGTCGATCTTCATATGCGATTTATCTAAATGATGATAATATTGAAAAATTAAAAAAAATTCAACGGTTTTTCTTTACAGATTTAGCATTCACGTTAATTAATTCCTTAAAAACCGCACAAAAATTTCTAAGTACACGAACATTTTCTTTATTTCCAGACGTGACAAAACCAAATGACATTCCATTAACTGACAGTGGACTTATAAAATATTTCAAGTTAAAGAAAACGGAGATAAATTCTATCAATCAACAAATAAAGAAAGGAGAAGGGAATGTTACGGAAACCAGAAAAGCTGAATTAATGAATTTCTCTCTAAAAGAATACTTAAATGATGATCAAATCAAATATATAAAATCACAAGTGAACAAATAAAAAATGAATAGTAAATAGAAATTACTTTTTCATTCTTACGTTTAAATACCGTACAATAGAATTTGCGTGCACATTGCCAGCTTCTTTAAAGTTACCTCCTATATATATGGATTTATCGTCCATAACCATACTTTTGCATACACCATCTAATCCCAATTTATTTTCTTCTTCATTTTTCGGGTCAAATAAATTTTCTAATGGTTTCCACTCCTTGTTTATAGTATCATATTTTACAATATGATTTACTATAATTGCATCTTTCAAGTCATTGTAGTAATTATCTGAAATCACCTTTTTAAATGATCCTCCTACATACAAACTGTTATCATGTCTACTATATATCATACTTTGACAAACACCATTTACCCCACCACTCATACTAGACCATTCGCGGTTTTCTAAATCGAATGAAGCAACGTGGTGAGCATCAATGCGATTTTCAATATACCCAACACTTTGGAATGTACCACCAACATAAAGTGTTTTACGGTTTGGATGTAAACATAGGCAATTACAATGTCCCTGTAAACCGCCTGATAATTCACTCCATTCGCCAGTTTCCAGATTAACTGATGCGACATAATATATGATATATTCACCTACTTCGTTGAATATCCCTCCTATGTATAATTCTTGTATTTCGTGATCTAATACCATCGCTCTGCACGGTCCATTTAATTCATTGTCCGACAGTGCAGACCACTCTTTATTTACAGTATTGTACACACCTATATAAGATATACATTTATCTCCTATTTTTGTAAATGTTCCACCTGCATACAATTTTTTAGTTGTAGGATCATAGCACAGTACACAACACTCTGAATTCAATCCTTCTCCTAATGATTCCCATTCATTCGTCAATAAATTATATGAAACAATATTATTTGCAGTAATTCCGTCAGAAGATTTTACTTTAGAATCGGAGTCGATCCCACCTGCTTGAGAAAAAATACCTCCAACATATAAAATTTGGTTTTCTATATCCATACAAAGACATACCCCCAAATTATTGATACCATTACCAACATTGCTCCATTCTTTTTGTTTAATATCGTAAGATGCTATATTTTTTGCCGAGACTTCATCGACACATTGAAATAATCCTGTAATATATAATTTTTGAGTTACTGGGTCAACGTACATATCCATTACAGTATCTGAGACACCTTTTCCCAATGGAATCCAACGTTTATCCGTCAAATTACGTAATGCATTTGTGTTGTATGAAAACGCACCACCGCAACTTGTTGTCTCATATATATCACTTATACCAGAATGTTTGTTTGGATTTTCTCTTTCATCCATTATCGTTTTTTGTAATAAATTGATACTCTGTTTCAATCTTGGGTTTATTTCTAAACCTAAACCTAAACCTAAACCTAACCCTAAATCTAAATCTAAATCTAAATCTGCTGTACAAAATTCCGTGTCTTTTTCAGCTTCATATATATTTTCATAGTGTACAGAATGTGATGATAAACTCCCATTTTGAGACAGAACTTCATCTTTTTCGATTTCTTCTTTTACGATACGTTCTACTATTTTTTCGAGTTGAACTTCAAAAATAGATTTGTCATCTTCTTCTGTTGATGATAGAACTGTATCCCATTGTAGTTTTACAATTTTCTCAACTTCACTTCTATCTACTACTTTAGAAATATGTTTTTCTATAAGCCCTGTGTATTTATCTAACATTTCTTGTCTCACTTGTTGTAAAGTGCGTTGAATTGTTTCGAATTCTTTTTTTGATTCATAATTACCTTTTTGTAATTTTGTAATGTGTTGGCTTAACGCATTGTGTTGTTGTTTATTCTTTTCTATTTCTGTTTTCAAATAGCTGTCATCATATGTGGGTATATTCTGTACAATTGAGACAACTTCTGTTTGAATATCTAGTTTTACATTATCAATCGATTTATTTATTCGTTTTAAAATATTGGCTTCTGTCTTTTCTTGCATATCACAAACGATTGCTAAAATCGGTGTGTCATCAATAACTGTAGTAGTTTCAAAAGAGTTTTCCTTTTTTGATTCTATAACTACGTGTGGCATTTGATCATTCGCTCTTTCTTGACTATTAATAGTGGGTATTGTAATTTCTGCAGACAATATGCCTATTTTTGTATTTGGGTTGAACGAGAACAAAAAAGGGGTTTTCTTGTTTATTACTGTATAATGAGTATTACTATTTCCCTTTAACGATTCCAATGTCGTTCTTTTTACAACATTTCGTGTTTGTGTAAAATTCATTTTATAACTAAACTAAATCCTAAAAATGGTTATATAATGAAATGACATAATATATGAATGAATTCGTGTTTTCTTTCTCTCTCTCTTCTTTCTTTTTGTGATACTAGCTCCTATTAAAGTGGTTACATGTCGTAATATGGATTGTCTTTAATTTTCATAGAACAGTATTCTTTTGGTTTTTCTTTATAATTCGTGGGATCGTGTATTCCAGATTCCTTTGCATTTTGTAGTAAAAATTTGAAATTTTCCCAGAATTCGCTTTTATGTCCGATCGATTTAGTTCCAACGTGTGCAAGCTCGTGAATAGCTACAAAAGTCAATGTATGTTCATCTATCAAATTGTCTTCATTCTTATTTTTTTTGGGATTCAAACAGAAGGCAATCTTTGCGCCTTTATTTTCACTATATGCAGTATATGCACTAGTAGGTAATGTCTCCATTACTTTCAACGGATTAAAACCACTTATTAATCGTTTTACATCTTCCCTATCAGGATGTTTTTCTCCAACATATTTCACCAACTTTTTACAACTTACTGTTACACGTGCTAATAAATCTGCTGCATCATTTACTTTTTTTCTATCTCGTACACAATATGTGTTTCCGTCTACAGTTGAGACAACACATTTAAGGTCTAATGTGTCTCGGTCGACGAAATACATGTATAAACATACAGAAATAATAAATATAATAAAAATGTAAAATAATGAATCTTGTGTTAACCAAGTAAACATTTAATCACGGTATATAATAGTATGTTATATTGTATCAACTCTAAAATATAATTTATAAAAAAATTCTTCTATGAATTGTTTTTATTGTCTCACGTGACGGAGGCGATTTCCCTGTAATTGAAATAATAATGTTTGACTGTACGAAATATTTTTGAAAATATTGTTTCAACTCCTTATTTGTAATTTGCGAAAAGTGTTTGTTGAATATTGTATTGTACGGTATAACCCTACTAGTATTATTATATGAATCATTATAGCGTTTTGTAAATAATTCGTGTGCATTATATTCGGCGAGACAATTACTCTCTATCGATTTCATTTCAAAAACCCGTTTTACGTGTTCTTTTCCAGTTTTTAGTTCATCTTCGGTAAATCCATTTTCTACTAAATCTTTGAAAACTTGGAAAATAATGTGGACTACGCTTTTTTTCAAATGTGCCACGTTTTTATTTATAGTATGCACATTTATAGAGAAATACCCTTGCGTTGTCTCAAATTCGGTTTCCGCGAAAAATCGATATGCTAATCCTTCTTCAGCTCTAAGTATGCGAAATAATCTTCCATTTAGCATATTTAAAATACGTTTTGTAAATTCAAATATAGTTTTTCCTTTTTCATCTGAAAACCCACATATGGGGAAACCGACTATAATGTAAGAATTGTGTGTATTTTGAACATTCGGATGATACCCTCTTTGACGATTGGGTCTATTGAACTTGATTGTCTCATTTTTCAATAGTTCATCTTTTTTTACTTTTACTTTTACTTTTACAAATAAACTATTTGTTATACAATCGTGTACTGTAGATAACGATACACTTGACACAATACTCAAAATCATTCGATGTGGTTTGTAAACGGATTTGTAGAAACGATGCAATTCTGGTACAGTATATTGAAAACGAGTTGAGGTCGTGTCATTTACTGAATCCACTACATCTTTGTACATTCCTGAAAAAACGATTTTACTAAAAGATGCATAGGCTATATTTTGAATCGTATTCAAATCGTTAACATTTTCTTCTTGTACAATATTTCTCTCAAGTTTTATTGTTTCTTTATCAAAACGAGATTGTAAAAGAACATTTGCTAATATTTCAATACATTTTGGTAAAAAAACAGTGAGACATTCTATTTTGAAAATGGTGAATTGTTTTACTGTGTGGGCATTAAATTGTACACCCATTGAATCAAATTGCTGTAAAATAGAAGAAGATGATTGTGTACCTGATTTCGTCATAAACAATAAATGCTCCACAATATGCGCCATTCCATTTTTATCTTCTGGTTCAAAAATAGAACCAGCTTCACATAACATGTAAATCATAGATTTCTTACAGCTTTTGTCCAGTTTCTGTAGAATATATTGAAACCCATTTGAGAATCGGTCGGTTATTAAACTCATTGGATTATATCATACTGTACAATATTTACGGTTTCTAAAATATGTGTTTCTAAAATAGAGCCAAATATTTTGGTTGGTCGGTTGGTTGGTTATTTTTTAATGTATTGGGTTATTACGCAGAACCACATCCAACTTCAAGAGGTTGACGGAGAAGGTCAGGTTCATAAGTACTGTTATTCCACGGGCCTACATCTTTCTTAGGAATAACAGGGTCTGACCTTAATTGAAGATTCGCATTTTTCATACTTTGTCCAATTGTATCTAAACCAAGATGATATCCCGCCTGTAGGAGGTCAGGTAGTTCAGGACGATCGTTATCGATTGGATTCAACGAAGACCATTCACTGTTTGCATCTTTGGGCAATAAATCGCTTGGATTAGCAATGGGCTGTGCTACATATCCGCTAGCGGCATCTGTACAAGTATTCTTCTTAAATATTTCACTTGGATGAGGAAGTTCGGTTGCAGGAGGTGATTCTGTCTTATTATCTACAGTAGAAGAAGAATATCCAGAAGATGCATACATACCATCTCTTACAGTACTTTTACCAGTGGAGTACCATAACAAGAACATACCTAGTAGAATAAATACAGCTAAAATCATAACACGTTCTTTACTAAAAAATTTTTGAATTCCTGATGTAAATCCCGAAAGTTTCATTTTATATTCGTACGATATGTATATAAACCGTGGATAAAATTATTTTACTTCTATATATCCGTTTTTTTCGACTGAAGTCTACTGTACAAATATTGTTTTTTCAACTAATTTGATTCAGTTCGTTTTCTTGATCATCTATTTCTTTTTCTTCATCATCATCTAAATCAATATAATATACATTTTTTATTCGTTTTGCTTCTAAATATGCAGCAATAGCAAAATCTTTTGCGATCTTTGCTTTCCGTTTCGCTTCCATATACATCTCATAATATTTTTCATTATGTGGTTTCAACTTTACAACTTCTTCTGATTCGTCGATTGTTTCTAAAGGGATATCTACTTCACAAAAATCAGAATCATCAGTTGTCGCTAAAGTTTCTTGAGTGAGTTTTTCAAAAATAGGATTTTCTGGTTCTAGAGAATTTTTTACTAAAGGTTTCAAATCTGTTATCAAATTGTGATCAGGAAGAGTAATATTAGATTGTTGTGAGGACGGTGATGGTGATGGTGATGTTTTCCGAAAGATACACGTATCAAAAAGATCCACAGGGTTCACGACCATCATTTGTTTTACTTCAATCTCTAAATTGAAACTACGAGAAGAACATTTAATCCCTTGAAATTCTAAAATAGTAATAACACGTGTATTTTCTTGGATACTACTATGCGATACATCTTCTTCTTGTTCATTGTAAATTTTCAATCCACACGTCCCTAAACGGACTGGAATATTCACACGCATTGTGTACAATTTCCCTGATTTATACAATTTCATTGTTGAACTGAAAGAATTCTCAATATCATGTTTTTCTAAAGTAGACTCGAACCATTTATCTCGATTGTTATAAATACGGTCTTGACATATTGTCTCAAATTTGTCGATCCACTCGATAAATGTTTCATCATCCTGACAAAATATTAAATCACAATACATACGTTTTCCTGCTTTTACAATTCCTGTTTTGATTTTACATTTTGGAGGCTGTAAATACAAGGGTTTTTGTTGTGCATTCGAAAAACATCTAATAAAATGACTTCCACCAGGAATAGGCACAGGAGATACAAATGATAATTGATCGAATGGAAATTCTGCATTGGGTTCTTGAATATTGTTCATTATTAGTTTCAAACAAACAAACACACTATAAATAATTATGTTACAATAATGAAATTATACGAACGAATGCGTTCAAAATGCACATAATAATTTACAGTTAAACTGTAATATTGATGCAAAAGTATGTTATGGGAAACTTGTCAAGAGTATTTTAGGAGTAAAGATGGTCAATCTGAAATTAAGCAAAACATTCTAGAACCTATTGGTGCAATTCTGTACAATGAAATGTATTTCTATGTATGGTTAATTTGTCTTTATCACGTCTTTTTAATTATTATTGTGGTCGCAAACCTAATTCTGTTATTGAGGATTTTACAGTATATATCTATGCCATCTGGTTCGTCTTCAATATATAGAACATAGAAGACAAAAATAAACATATGTCCATTCTATTTTTTTTATTTATTTTTTTGGGGTATTTTTTCAATAGGTTCGCACCTTACCATTTTACATACATACGTTGTCGCATTCAATAAAGGATAAAGGATAAAGGATAAAGGATAAAGGACAAAACTTTAATTTACTCCCCCGAAGTCTCTCGAAATAATATAAGGTGGATCGGTTATATAAGATCAATTGATGAATTTGTAATGGTTTTCATTTCCTAATTGTGTTAAATACTGGACACAAGAATACACATTTTCTCCTACTGTAGAAAAATGTTTGTAAGGAATCCTTTTTTTTTTACAGAATTCTTTTACAATTGGTGCGATTTTAGGATAATGACAATGAGAGATACGTGGAAATAAATGATGTTCGATTTGATAGTTTAATCCTCCATTTAGAAAACATAACCATTCCCCCCCTACATTTGAAGATGTAGTTACTTGTTTCTCTAATATACTTTTAGAATCTGTAAAGTAATGTGTTCCTTCGAAACAATGAGACAAAATAAAGAAAAATGATAAATAATATCCACCTACCACAAATGTTGGTATGATCTGTAAATAATTCATCCATAATTCTTCTGCATTCGATACTAACAACGGAATAATAATCCATCTACTCAGACAAATGGTAGTAACTGTTCTCTCAAACGGCATATATTTCTGTATAATAATAGAAGAGTATTTTGTATAATTCCAATTATCAAATACATTCATCATTGAAGATACACTATATGTGATACCAAAAAATGAAAATAAAATAAATATGTACAACCATTGAAACTGCTGTACAAAATACCACGACTTACTCGGATTTATACGAAGTATATATGAAAGGCCAACGAGGTCTGGGTCATTTTGCAGATCATTACAATAAATATGATGTTGTACAACGTGTTGATGCATCCAATCAATGGAACTTCCGCCAATCCAATTTTGAGACAAACCGAATAAGCGATTGATTGAAGAATAACGGGAAATCGCACCATGGTTCGCATCGTGTTGTATATTTAGACCTATCAATGCAAATAACCATCCTAATACTCCTGTAAAATACCATTTGTAACTTCTAGTATAATGAATGAAAAATTCCAACGAAAACGCAACAAACAATAACGAGAATGCCTTTGCATAATACCATATAGGCGCGAATGACCTATGTACAGGTAATATTTTATTTACACAATCGCACAATTCTAAATAATCTGTACAATATAATGGGTCACCAAGTAATGTCTTATCTCGGTGTTTTCGTACAGTTAATTTGTATTCTTCTCTCAATCGTTCGTGTGGAAAAGTTTTACGGTGATAAGTCAAAAAGGCATCAGTTGCATTTTTGCCATTAAATAGTTCTACAAATAAAGCACCACCTGGGTGTATATCCGCTAACTCTTCTGTACTGTACACATACTCGTCGATTTGGATTTCATTCATTTGTAAAAAGATAGATAGATAGATAAATAGTTATCAAATATATATAGAACATAGACTTTAGAGACAAAAATGGATCGTACAATTACAGTAGCTCCTTCCTCCACAATTGCGCCTACATTCTCTCAAATTGTCGGAAAATGGATAGAATTCGATAATGAAATTCAGGAATTACAAGAAAAAATAAAAGAAGTGCGAGACAAGAAACAAAGAACGAGTAAATATATCATAGACACGTTGAGAGAAAAAAACAAAGAACACGTAGTTATGGATATACCAAATGGTACCTTGCGTGTACAAGATAGAAAAGAATATTCAGGAATGACATTTCAGTATGTAGAAAAATGTTTACATTCATTAATACCCGACAAAGAACAAAGAGATTTTGTATTACAATATTTGAGAGATAATAGAGAAACAAAGGTTATAAGTGAGTTAAAACGACAAATGAAAAAATAAAATAAAATAAACTATACATAATATATATAGGACATTTTTGCGTATAGTATTGATATAATAAGATGATACTAGAACCACAATTTACCGAACAAAGTGGAGGTTATCGACTCAAAGATTTTATGACCTCAGAAATGAAATCAAGTGAAGGCCAAATGATAGGAGGCGCACCATATGAGAAAATGATTTCTGATTCTTTGTGTATACCATACGGTCTTGTCAGTCGATTTAACAATGTAGATGGTACAGCGCATTATGGAGAAATTGTTGATATTTTGGAAGAAGCGGGGTCTGATGTGTTTGAAGTTCCTGATATTTTGTTTGATCACTTTTTACAAAAGGTCTCTGTAAAAGGACAACATCAACACCAACGTAAAAAACAAATCAGTAAAAAGAAAATTATTATCATCACTAAACAAAAAAATAAAAATAAAAAAAATAAAACAAAAAGAAACAAAAAGAAACTCTAAAAACTCTAAAAAACTCTAAAAAACTCTAAAAACTCTAAAAAATAATTTGAAATGTTTCATTTATATATATTCAAAAATCATCAAAGCATATTCGGAGTAAAAGAAAAGAAATGAACAGTAATTTATAATAATCATTAATATATGAACAATAATATGATTCAAGCACATTATAATCGTCCAAGATGTTGTACTTTATGTAGACAACCAAATCATAATGTGCGCACCTGTCCGCAAGTTAATGTTCTTGATAAAGATCATTTAGATAGGTTTATCAGATTTTTATTAGATAATGACATTTTTTCAAAAGAAGAAGCCATTAGATATCGTTTTCAAAATTTATACAATCGAAATATTGTAGAATTAAAATGTTTGGCAAAAAAATATAATTTGAGAATAGAAACAATGGATAAAAGAGACATGTATAGAGCATTAAAAACGATTTATATTGAAACTGCTTTAATAGGCATTGACTTGTTATTTTTACAAAGAAGTGTAATATATTACAGTGAATTATATAGTACAATATCATTTATTCAACACGCTATTACGAATGATTTGATACAGCTTCCGTATGAACTGGTATCTATACCCAATATCAGATTTTATGTTCAAGAAAAACACACAACTGAATCATGGAATCCTTATGAATGTCCAATCTGTCTTGAAGAAGTCAAGACAATAAATACAAACGTGCAGTTTAATTGTGGACACTCGACATGTTTTGAATGTTTTTTCAAATACATTGATACAGTAAAAGAAAACATATTAAAAGCAGATGAAGCAATTGAACAATGTATCCCAAAGTGTCCCTTATGCCGTACAACTATACATACATTATGTGGGGATATTGAGACATTACAACGAATCGATACATAAAAAAAAGAGGAGATAAAAACCTCTTTTTTTTATTTAATCCATTTTTACATAACATAACATATAATAATAATTATTAATAATAATTATAAAATCATTTTTGTTTTCAGTCATTCATTCATTCAGTCAAGTGTCAAGACATTATTGTAAAAGTTACTTTTTAATAAAAGGTGAACAGGGATGGCATCTCGATACGTGTGCATGAATATTACGACTGTTATACTCTATATTACAAGTGACACAGACATATTTGTCATTTTGCTCTAATCTTGCGTGTGTATGAACATCATTCATGTGAAGTCTGACATAGTGTTTTTGGGAATCTATCTGCATTTTGAATACTTCATTACAATTAGGGTCTTGACATAGAATATGTGCAGGTACGTGTGCGCGTGCAACGTGCTGTCTCAATCCAGTACTATGACAGAATGCAATATCACATTCCTTACATTTATGGTTTTTGTTGTTTTCAGTGTGTTTTTTGGAATAGTGCATACTCATTGTAGAACTATTTTTTGCAGTATAGTTACAATCGGGACACATAAAATTATCATCTTCATTTTTTATATATTTGACAGGAGCTTTCTTTTTTATTTTTTTTTTATTTTTTACATCTTCAATTGAAGCATTCTGTATTTCGAGTAAAGATATAGCTTCGCAAAGAAGATTCATGTTGGACTTGACTTGACTTGTTGTTAGAGTTTTACAGTTATACCTGATACAGGTGAATATGTCTGTACGTGATTCAATCATGTTCCATACTTCAATTTTTCCATTTCTTCAAATGTCCAATATCCGTTTACGCGTCTTGGTCCATTTTTGAGAGAAAAAATTGATTCGTGTATTAGTTCAGTTTCTTCTCTCACATATTAAGAAGTATCATCTTCTAGCTACATAACATAACACCAAATAAGTAAAACTCAAGTAATCACTCTAAAACAATGGCATCATTCAACTCTACTATAGTAAACCAAGAATGGAAGAACAGTTTCTTTATTCCTCATATTGACTTTTCGATTACGAAATCACACGTGAAATCTTATTTCGAGACATTTTTACAAGTTGGCACCGTATCTCGTGTAGATTTTGTGTCATTTAATAATGAAAAAGGCGTAGGAAGACGCGCATTTGTACATTTTGACGAATACCGAGACATTACATTAAAAACGGTTATCCAATCAGACGGATTTTACGATATCATCATGTACGGCTTCCAAATTCGGATTATGATGAATAACAATCCAGTACCACCAACTCAGTTGAACTTGGATCAAGTTGCATCCAATACTGAATTCTTGGCAGATGATTTACAGCGAATTGACAATACCTTACTCGAATATCAAGAATGGAAGGACTGGTCGTATACCAAATTGAATAATATTCTAGACAGTCAATTACAGTACGATACAAGTATGAATACGCGCATACAACACCAAGACAAAGAAATTCAAGGACTGAAACAACAAGTACAACACATGTATAAAATAGTACAACAGATGGAGACAACTATCAGAAGGATGTCACGTGTCGATGATGAATATATCCCATTGACAATTGATGAACTCAGTGCGTTTTCGGAAGACGCAGAAGATGCGTGCGTGTATTCATACTTTTCTTGAATAAATAAATGAAAGTATAATAATTCGGGTGTACAGTATAGAATTTCCTTATTTCTTTATCTCTCTCTTTCTTTCTTTCTTTCTTTGTAAATATAATTCATTAACACGTTAAATAAAGTTTAGTTTAGTTTTTTTTACCGTTTTTTTAGATTTTTATTGTTGTTCTAAACCAAAATCAATCGAATATCAAAATTTTCCAGGAAGTGTCATTCTCATTGTTGTTTTTATAAAATGATCATTTTCAGTTTCCAGGAATTCTCTCATACGCTGCATAAATTCGAGTGTTTTGGGGTGTTTATAATATATTTCAATGATTTCTACATATTTCATTAAATTATCTCTATTCAATTGGAAATCGAGAGATATAGGTGTCTGCTTTACACAAAACTGTAAAAACTGTACATAATGTGTCATATAAATCGCTTTCAAAATGTAGTAAGAAAAACATTGTGTTTCTTCTTTATAGTTATTTACTGTAAACAAATCTTCATATTTCATATTATTATTGTGTTTGAGTACTTTATTTGCTTGCATACAAGAAAAAACCGCTTCTTGTTGCAACATTTTCTCTAATGTCTTGATCATATGTTTGTTCTCATTGTGTACTTTTTTGGGTGTTTTACAACCACTGTTCTTTTTGGTGACTCTTTTTTTGTCTCGACTTTGATAAACTATCATGAACATATTATTCAGAATTTCCCCCCACATTTCACAATATGTCTCATATAATCTTAGATCTGCGATTTGTACTGGAAATATATTTTTGATAAAAGCAATCGCTTCGTTATTTACTGTCTTATCGATATCTATAAAATCGAGACCACTATTATGGAATGATTCATGAATAAGAACTTTAAACCATTCTTCTTCACGAAATACATGAATATTTGTTGTTTTCTGACATCCTGTAGTAAATGCACTATTGACATGATTACAATTAAGAATAGTATCAGTTGAGTCTGGCGACATTTTTGTCAAACTTGTTAAATACAAATAAATATGTACAGTTGAAGAACATTTTTCAGAAATAGTAGAACCTGTATTATGAATATCTGCATACTTTTGTAAGACAAATAACCAGGAATAAATATATTTTACAATTTGAGACAATTCTAGTTTCGACTTTCGTTTTTCCAGTACAATATATATAGTGTATTCTCTCATCGACATTTTGAGAGAGAAAGTGGACAGGTATCGACTATTTGTCTCAATATGTGTTCTTACTGTACTATCAATATAAGAGTACATATGTGACTTTGGTATCATATCACTCTTTATTTTACCTAGAACAACGTGTTGTTCTAAAATACCTTTATTATATAGTTTCCACGAGGTATGAGATTCAGTTATATGATTAAAAATTTCCTGTAAAAAAGTACATACGCGTTCATCTGAAAATACTGAATTTTCGGGATATAATCTATATAAATCTTTACTTTTTGTCTCAATTGACCTTTTTAACTTTTGCATAATATTATCTTATCGTATGTTATCTTATGTTACTTACAGTATCATTTGATAATATTATGTATATACACTTGAACATTTGAATCAGACTTTTCTTGAATAAATAAATGAATAATTAGACGTCATTGTTAGATGTATCCATATGTAATTCTTCATTTGTTGTACTGGTGGTGGATTCATTCCACGTTCGAATATCATAACGACATACAGGACAATATGAATTTCTAGAAAACCAATTCTGTAAAGGTTGTACTTTGAAAATATGTCTACATTGTTTTATTCTACAAATAAATTCATTATCTTGAAATTCTTCTAAAGTAATCGGACATGATATGCTTACAGAATGAAGTGAAGAATCATAACGTAATGGCTCGGTTGCACAAGCGAATTGTCTAATAGTTGGTATAGAATGTAGAGTACTACTCGCAGGAAAAACACCACTAAATGGTCCAGTACCAATTATACCACCTTCTAATTCGATTCCCATATTACTTAATAATGGTTGAAACCAACTATTTATATTTGTACGAGGTGGTTGTGGTAGGGATGATGATGATACGCGTGTTCTACTAGAGGATGAGTAGTGTTGTCGATTGATCGATTGTAGTTGTCTCAATGCTATTGTTGTATTTTGTTGATATAATCTAAAATTATTATTATAACACTGTAACAAATCATTTAAAACGTCAATGTAACGATTGTCTGTTTGAGACACTGGTAGGGTAGAGTTAGGGTTGAGTCTAGGGTTCGGATTAGGGTTCGGATTCGGATTAGGGTTCGGGTTCGGATTAGGGTTCGGATTAGGGTTCGGATTAGGGTTCGGGTTCGGATTAGGGTTCGGGTTCGGATTAGGGTTCGGATTAGGGTGTGTTTCAGTTGATTGTTCATTGAGTGTGTCTGTTTGTGTGTCTGATATATTACTAGGGTTCGTCTGTTGAAATTGAATAGAATCTCGTAATCGCTCTTCAACACTATTTACAATATTTTGAATAATAGGTGGTAATTCTATTTGTTGTGTACTATTTAAAATGTCTGGATATACTCGTGGAAATATATTATATGAAGAGTCAGTACCAGTTGATCTTACATTATGTAAATTATCTGTAAATTGAGGATATCCTTCACTCATTACTTGTTGAAATGCCTCTTCTAAAAGTTGTTCCATTTCTTCATTGTTAAAATTCATTACTATAAATTGTATATGTACTGTAAAAAGCTCTTAAATATATAGTGCAACAATACATTATAATAGTGGTATGAACGAAATAAAATATATACCAGTTGGTATGGCAAATTTAGGGAATACTTGCTTCCTAAATGTGTGTCTACAAATACTACTTCAATGTCCTCAAATCGCACAATCCCTTGAAAAAACTTCTCTAAATGAAACAAAAGTAGAAATGCTTATTTTAAAACAATGGTACGAAATTTATAAAGTTACACGGCAAAATAAGAAAAAAACATTATTGTTTCCAAGGGATTTATTGAATGCGGTGAGACAAGTTGCGAAACAAAAAAAAATGGAACACTTTGCTGGAATCGAACAAAATGATTTTGGAGAATTTTTACTGTTTTTTGTAGAAAGTTTGCATCAATGTATTTGTAAACCGAGAAATATTATGATTGATGGAAATCCAAAAAGTAAAGTAGATATTTTAGCTATAAAATGTTATGAAATGCTTCAAAAACAATATGGACAAGAGTATTCAGAATTCAATGATATTTTTTATGGTATAAGTGTATCACGTTTGCATTCTTTATCGAATGATTCAGTTGTACATTCTATTGTACCAGAATCATTTTTTATGATTGATCTACCTATTTTAGAAAAAAACAGTACAATTTATGAATGTTTAGACAAATATTCTGCATCTGAGACAATGACAGGTGAAAACGCGTGGTACAATGAAAACACCAACCAAAAAGAAGATATACGGAAAACTCTCTCATTTTTCCGTTTACCTAAACTCCTTTTCATTTGTTTGAAAAGATTTTCATTCGATGGTGTCTGTAAAAACAATGCATTGGTACAGTTCCCCAATGTTCTTGAAATGAAAAAATATTATTGTGGCTATCATTCTGTACAACAAACCTTTCAATTGAAATCAGTATGTTATCATTTTGGTTCTTTGGATAATGGTCATTATACAACATCTGTATGTGAATATAATACAAAGAAATGGTACTATTGTAATGACGAAAATATACAAGAAGTTGATAAAGATTTAGTGATAAAAACAACTAAAAATGTATATTGTCTAGTTTATGAACAAATAGAATGATTTTCGTTTGTACATTTATAATATACTATATATAGAATGTCATCGGATACAAGTAATAACACTACTACTACCAAAGATAATAGTAATAACGTAGTTTACATTGATTTTAGTAATAATTCTACTTCTAATGATTCCAAAACAAATGAAGAGACAGAAGAGTTGCCTTTGTTTGTTCGCGTATTTAATAATTCTTATATTATATTTTTGTTCTGGTTTATAGGGATATATTTAGTCGTTTATGTCTTTTTTGGTGTACTATTAACTGGTCCGAGAGACGAAAATGCTGAAAATAAAATGAGTAATACAATCGATATATTGATATTTTCAAGCGTACTTGTATTTGCGGTTGTTCAATTATACACCCGTGAAGATTGGTCGCAGGATTCATTTGTAGAAGGTACAAAAGAGTTTTTGAGAGATTTTTACGGTAGTCAGTTGTCTCTTTTTTCTACGATGTTGTTCATTTTGACATTCTATTTCTTATTATTTGTGTTACGCATTCCTATGAAACCACAAACGAAGCCACTTTCTGTAAAATTCATTGAATTCTTCGGCCTTTTATTTTTAATTACGATTTTCATTTACGATTTTTTCAAATATCTGTTAGGTATGGATATGTTGGATATTTTAGGAGACCCTACTGTAAATAAATTGTTAAATGCAGCAGGTTCACCTTTGAATATACAACTTGAAAAACCTGACCAAGTGTTTAATGTAAATAACAATTATTATACTTATGACGATGCCCGTGCAGTATGTAAAGCATTTGATTCGCGATTAGCGACATATGATGAAATCGAAAAAGCGTATGATCATGGTGCAGAATGGTGTAATTATGGGTGGTCAGAGGGACAAATGGCGTATTTTCCTACTCAAAAGAGTACCTGGAACAAATTACAAGAATCTGAATTGAATAAACATAGTTGCGGACGTCCAGGAATCAATGGTGGACATTTTGCAAATCCATATATTAAATTTGGAGTGAATTGTTTCGGTAAAAAACCAAAACCAACGAATTTAGAAAAGAATATGATGGACACACAACGAGAAACCCCTATTCCAAAAACCGAAGAAGAAATCGCTTTGGATGAAAAAGTAAAATACTATAAAGAAAATGGTGATCAATTATTACAGTTGAATTCTTTTAGTAAAGACAAATGGTCTAGATACTAAGAATTATGAATGAATGAATGAATATATATAATAATACTTGTGTAATCGTATTATTATACGGTATATACTGTTATGTTATGTTTTACCACGACAAATTCCTTGCCCACCCCTTGATAGCAACAGATTTTCCGTTTCCTTGTCCCAACATATTCCACCAGTAGATTTAGAATAACCATGAGACTTTCCAATACATTCGGAACTTGCAGTGAGTTTACCAACAATGTCAATTACTCCATATGCATTTCCTATATCAGACGGAGACATATTACTGAAACCATCTATTACAGTTTTATCATCCTTTGGCTTGGAAATTAAGTCAGTCGCCAAGTTTTTAATTTGTTGTAGTTTCTCACTAAAAACGTTTTCCTCTTCCTTGTTATTTGCGGGTGTTTCTGTTGTACTACTATGTTTGTCTGTTTCTTCTTTTGTGTCACCAGCGAACGCTTCAAACGTTGAATATTTAGGGAAAATCGTATTAGGTTCAAATGCCTGTACTCCACTGCAACATCCATAATTTGCTACCAAAATGACCGCACTAAAAGCAACCAGTACAAATACAAATTCTGGACTTAATTTAACCGATTTTAATGATGGTAATTTCATTGTATTAATGTTTTGAATTTTCAATTATACATTTGAGACAGATAAAATAATCGCTAAAAGCAACTATTCACAACACAGTACTTATTAGATGAATTATTCAGTCGTCTACAAATCAATAGAAATTGCATTATGTTCAGTATTTTTTGTAGTAACCATTCTAATTTCCTCTACGTCATCGTCTTCATCATCCTCTTCTTCATTGTTCTCAGGAATGCCTACACTATATTTATCATCCAAGTGTACATTCGCAGGCAATTTCATCATTGCACTTCGATCACTTGGAGCTAACCACGTTTGTTCTAAATATGTTAGCCATTGATTAAAAGAATTTGAAGAAGTTTTTGAAGTAGTATTTACTGTTTTACCATCACTTTGAGAACTGTAAATAAGTTTGCGTACAATATGTCTCAAAACTGATTTGAACTTTTCTTGAAACAAAAAAATTGCTAAAAAGAATAAAATCAAAAAAATAAAAAATATTATTTGCACTACAGAAATGTGATAAGTGGCTAATACAGATTGGATATGAGACATAAACTGAACACCTTGATTAGGAGGCATCAGTGATGATGGTATATTTGGGCTTATTTTAATTTCTTCTAAAGCAGACATTTATTCTATGATAATTATTGTAAAGATAGATTGAAAAAAAGCATATATGACGAATAATTATAAAAAATAGTATAGTACAGTATAATGAACGACCGTTTGGATTTGAAGCAATTAATGAGATCGAGTGAAGGTGATTATCAAGACAATACTGATGGTATTCGTCGATTGAAACATAGTGATTTGATTCTTGCAGATATTCATGTTATGGAAAAACTAAAAGTGGAATTCAGAGATATGAGAGAAGCTAGGCCGAATGAATTTTCTGAATTATGTAGAAAAAAGTGTTCCTTCATGTACAATGCGTATACTGACATTTACAATAGACAATACAAGGATAATTTGGACACCAAAGTTATGGAAGAAGCTTTGGTTACATTGAAGAAAATAGAAAATGGGGACATAAACCAACAAGAAGGTTCTGTATTAATGGGTAAACTGTTTTACAAGGTGTTTGTCAATAGTGCAGTAAAACAAGAAGAAGCTATAAACGAATCTGAGAGACAAGCGATAAAAAATGATTTGAATGATAATCCGAATGCGGATAATGGAAAAGAAATAAAATGGTCCGAATTCAAAGTAGAACATCTGGGATTTCATATAGGTGCACCAACAGATACAAATCGTACTAATAAACCAAAGAATAAAAAAGGTAAAAGTAAATGTAAGGGTAAAAAATAAAAATCATATATATAAGATACTATCGGTTATATGTATGATTGAAGAATATACCATTGGGAAAAAAAGTAAGAATAAACGCCCGAAAAAAAGCTCATTTTTGAATAGAGAAATGTGTACGGTGTTTAAGGGTCAATATTATTTTCCGTGGTTTTGGAATATAAATAAAATTACGGTATTTCGAGTACCAGAAAAGGTGATTGTGTTTGATTTAGACGAGACATTAGGATGTTTCGGTGATCTTTTTATTTTATGGTCAGGAATAAAAAACATTTGTCCTCATTTTGAGAGATTTGATGAATTATTTGATTTATATCCCGAGTTTTTACGATATGGTATTATTACGATTTTAGAATACTTGTATAAGAAAAAAATTCAAAAAGAGTGTCACAAACTGGTAGTATACACTAACAATCAATGTACAGGAGATTGGGTAAAACACGTAACCAAATATATAGAACAACGTGTGCATACTCAATTCAGTGAACAACAGGATAAATCGAAAAAACACGAGAAACACGAGACATTATTTGATCAACTCATTTGTGCATTCCGTATAAATAACCAACCAATTGAAATAAAACGAACAACTCATCGTAAAACGATGAGCGATTTATTAAGTTGTACATTATTAATGAGAGACGTAGAAATATGTTTTGTAGATGATGTAGAACACAATGAAATGAAAACAAGTCGTGTATACTATATATGTCCTCTTCCGTACTATCATAATCTTACTGCAGAACAAATCGTAAATAGGTTTATAAATAGTGAGTTATTTTCATCTATAAGATGGAAAAACACTTTATTGTTTTCGAAAGATTTCTGGGTATCCTGGTTTTCTAGTTATAAACGCGCGTTTAAACATAAACGTATGAGTTATTCTAATTTGAGAGACGATCTTATTGTCTCAAAAAATTTAATGACTCATTTACAGCAATTTATACAATGGAAACGTATCCCTCCCAAATATGATTCTACAAAAAAAGGGAAAACACAGAAAAAATGTAATAACATACAAAAAAAACAGAAAACCAAAAAACGCCCCCTACAAACTTGAATGTAGACCGCCTAACAATTGCTGCTTGCTGCAATTAAAAATAATATTCGTTACATTAACAATAACTATTCCGTGTTTACATGTTTCACGATCGCTAACATTAAAATCTATACCTTTGAAAGTAGTTTCCATTTGTATTTGTATTGATTAATAATATAGATAGATATAACTAAAAATCACAAATCATTTTTTTATTTGTATCTTTTACATTTCAGAATTTTGTTTCATGTATCATTTGTTTTGTTAAAAACATCATATTTATTCTTCCGTGAATACATTTTTACACATCTTCTCATTTAAAACGCCTTTTTTGTTTTTTTTTTGTTTTCTTTTTGTTTTCTTTTTGTTTTCTTTTTTGTTCCGTCATATTTTTTATTCATAGATTTTATCATTTTTTTATTCATAGATTTTATCATTTTTTTATTCATAGATTTTATCATTTTTTTATTCATAGATTTTATCATTAAACACATATCATCACACGAATTGTCGTATTTAATAAAACCATATTTCTCATAAAATGAAATAGCACTTTTAACGGATTTTAAGTATATTTCTGTCATTAATAGTCTTCTACTTATATCTTCTATTTCATTAATTAAAATATCTCCAGCACCTTTTATGCCTATATGAGAACAAATAACATCAATGTATATCGAATTTTTTGTTTCGTCAAATTTTATTAATGCAAATCCAAAGACATTTCCATTTGGTAATATATTTATCGAAGAACCAAGAATAACTACAGCATCAACATTATCAAAAGAATCTAATATATAATCAGGATTTAATCCTTTACATAAAAATTCAGAGTTATTTATGATTCTATAAATATAGTCCGTGACATTTTTGTAAGAGTCATATGGGTTTACATCGTCATTTTTTTTAGGATATACATCAATTTTATCATCACTTTCAAGTAACAACTTTATATCATCTAAGATATTACTTTTTGTTGGTTTAAAATAAATATATGTTTTATTTCTTTTGTCTTTTATATTATATCTACGCATTATACATATACATATACTTTTTTCTTGCGCAATCATACAGGTTGCTGGTATTCTAATCGATTCGCCATTAGAATCATAGACTCTTCTGTTGTAAGTCTCTGAAATGTATAAAAATTAGTCATACTGTAACTAATAATACGTCTTGTCTTACCCATTTGGATAACCACCATTAACAAAGTATGATTTCCACTAAAGCGTATTCCGATAAACTTACCTCCTCTAGCAATTTTCTTTGTGTGACTCCGAGACAACCATCTGACAAAACAACCATGTCTCAATTCACAAATATTATCTATGAACCGAAAATCTTTTAAAGGTTGTTTATATTTTTCTACGTATTCTGGATTCACACGAATAAGTAGACGTTCGATTTCCAATTGAAATTCGAAAATGTGTTTTCCTTCTAAATAATCATAAGCGTTTTGCGTATTATCTAAAAGATCAGTCATCCATTCTTCCAATTCTTCTTGTTGAGTGTCTCGTTTTTCATCTTTTTTTATTGTACGAACCAACTCGTGATAATTGTCGGGTGTAACATCACCCCCACTATTCTCGTCTGACATCTAATATATAAAGATATTGAAGTATAATATGTTTATATGTATGTACGAAATGGATGTTTCAAATAATAACCCTGAAGAAATCACTATTGGAAAATATACATTATTAAAACCGTTAGGAAATGGAAAGTTCGGGAAAGTATTCCTGGTTCAAGAAAAAGAACCTATTTATACTGTACAAGAATATTACGCATTGAAAGTAGAAGAAAGAGACACGGAATATGCATCATTACAACACGAGATTACCATGTTGCATCATTTACTAAAACGAGACATTACTCATATACCTCGTTTATATTGGTACGGTACAGAAGATAACTGGCGATTCGCAGCGACTACTCTATTCACAGGAGGTACTCTCTCGAATGCATTGGATTGGGATATTATTGTACAATGGTTTCAACAATCTTGTGAAATATTACAACAAGTACATAAAGCAGGTGTGGTACACCGAGACATTAAACCTGTACATTTTATAAGAGATGAAACTGGTGACTGGAATTTAATTGATTTTGGTCTCTCCACGTATTATGTGTGCGGTAAAGATAAAATGTATATTCCCAAAGAAAGTAAAACGAATATCATTGGTACACCTAAATATATCAGTTTGTATGTACAGAATGGAACAACTCCAAGTCGTAGAGATGATTTTATTTCTCTCATTTATATATTTTTGAATTTGTATTTACAAAAGTTTCATACTGTACAATTACCGTGGATGGATCTATATCCAGAAGATAACAATTCAGAGGTTTCATTAAGCGAAGTGAGACATCCATATAACGAGACATTAGTATATCGTAAATCATGGATTCCATTATACAAATGGTTATCTCAATATCCGATTGAAACACCAATCCTAAATATGATTAAAAGTTGTGCAAAATGGAATTATGAATCAGAACCTATTTTTTGACTAATGAAATGCTTCTATTTTTCGGACTTGCACGTATTGGTATATACAGTATATAAACATGAGTGCAAAAAGGATAACCAGTAAATTTAAAATAATCTTTTGAGACACTGTATACATTATTAATGAATGAATGAATGAGTTTTAATCGTGGTCTATTTATAAATTAATGAGAGAAAACAATATAAA